TTGACGGCGACCATCCGAAAGCTATCGCGTCTCCCTCGGTATTGTTGAAATAGAAGGTCGGCCAGAAGTTGGTTGCGTATGTGGCGACTGCGGGACCGCCAGCCCATTGTCCGTAATATTGGCCGGTGAACGAACCCGGAATGAGCCAGATCGAGCCGCCCGCAAGCAGGGCACCACTCCAGCCCACATGATCCAGAGAATCGACCGAGATGACACTTCCGTCGAGGCCAAGGACAACGCCAGTGTCACCGCTGATGTTGACACCATAAATGGCGCTATCGGTAATCGCGTAGACATATGAGATGCCGGAACCGACCGGCAGGACTCGATACACGAGAAGGGTGCGGTTCGGAACGTCCCAGACCTGGAAATCAGAACTGATCACGTAAAGCCGCGTGCCATCAGGCGAGAATTGCGACGGAGAACCTAGAGTGCTGGGTGAATCGTCAACTTCCCAAGGATAAATGTCGGACTTGTTGTTGACCGCCTCAACCGTGATGTTTGGGATGCGATTGCCGAAATTGTTTACCGGAAGCCGTTCAAACGCGATGTACGCCGAACCCCTGTAGGCCGGGCAGGAGTTGGGTCCGTAGCGATCGTCGCACCATGCTTCGATCATCGGATCAGGGTCTTGGGTTTCGGTTCCCAGATAAATCCGCATGTTCCCGCCGACCGTGAGGCCAGCCGCAGCTCCTACCGAAGTCGGGCCTGGATCGGTGGTTTGATAGACGAGCTTTTCGTCCATCCAAATTCGGGTAACAGCGTCTATCTCGTGGTCACAAATCAGGATCGCGAAGTCGGCGAAATATTTGTACTGAGTGTTCTTTCCCGCCTTTCCCTTTGACGTGTGCTGCGTCTCGATAAGGTCCGCCGCCATGATGACCGGGCACTCGAACTTGCGCTTGCCCCAGAACCTCGGGATTGGCGTCCCATATTCCGCAGTCGTCGTCTTGAGGCTGTCGAGGCGCGGTCCCCTGATCTTCTGCGTCATCTGCAACGCAGTCTGGGCCGCCATCAGCGCAACGGTGACGACGATCTTAGGTATCGGCAATCAAGACCTCCACCGCCACACGCTGTCCAATGGGTATTTGTGAAAAAGACTTCTGAGCGTCCGCGACTTCACCCCCGATTCGGGAAGCGCGTTCCACGCCCGCTCACCGTCGAAAATCGCGATATGCCCGACTTGCCCGTCATGCTTGCAGAGCAGGATATCGCCGGGCTTCCATTCGTCCGTGACGGGATCGAACAGAGCCGCGAAACCTTCCTTCAGCCGAGCAGAGGGTATCCCGTTTCTCAAGCGAAGGTTGTAATCGATCGTCTGCGCATATTCGCTCTGAGCCTCGGGAAAGCCAAGCTCGTCGGCAACCCCCCACAGCAGACCCTTGCAATCGACGCCAGCGCCCTTGCAGCGCTGGTGATCTTGAAACGGCGTTCCCTCCCATGATCGAACGGCAGCCGCCACGCGGGCGCCGCGATCCTTCGCTTTGCGAGCCATTCACTCTTTCCCGGTTCTATGATAGCCAGAGCGTGTGGCTGACGACGCGGCGATCGAAGAGGCTTACCGCCTAGGCTTGGCGCTCTCGCACCTGGCCGGCGAGGACAGTCTTACGGTGTTCAATCCGTATGATCCTGACACGGAGCCTGATCTCTGGGATGCTTGGGATGAGGGCTTCAACCGCGACAGCTACATTAAGGGCGAAATGGCATATTGGGGCATCTGACCTACTGCCCCGGTATCGCAGGCATCAGCGCCTTGCGGCCAGGCACTTCCGGATAGCCCCTGAAGTTCAGGATTTGCCCGTGCGCCATGCAGGCATCGCGTGTTTTCGCACAGCCTTCCTTGATCGTTAGCGTGTCCCCAATCGCCGGATTTTCGACCGCTGGAGCGAATAGAGTAATTGCCCCCGCAGAGGTCCAGTCCTCAATCTCGATCTTGTCGGTTCCGGCCATCGCGCCAGTCAGGAACTGGACCGTGCCCTTGTTGAAGAAGTCGTCGGCATAGGAACCTGTAAAGGACACGGTGAACCGCATCGCATCGGTTACGGCAGTGACCGTTCCGACAACCGAAGTCGGCGTTCCGTGACACCTGATCCCGTCGCCGAAGTCCGCATCGCACATGTTGGTGATGACGCGGCCCACCATCTGGTTATAGAAATCGACATCGGAGCGAATTTCAAAGACGAACTTCCCACCCTCGATCCTCGCTTCCGAAACATATCCGGCGAGGATCTTGATCGCGCCGGCCGAAAGGTCTTTCCAGTTGACCTCGAATAGTCTCGCTCGGGCTCGGTTGTAGCGACCGCCGAGAACCGCTTTCCTCGTGACCAGATCGCTTAATGGTCCGGTGACTTCGTAATTGTCTGCCTCCAGCCCGCACGACAGCGACACATTGGAGGTGAGAATGCCGGTCCTTGCGGAATAGGTCACGAGTCCGTCACCGATGTCGAAAGGCAGCGGTTGGTCGTGATCTGTAATTCCGAAGCTCGTGCCATCTCTGAGGTCGAGCAGCAGCATTGAGCAGAGGGTGTGAGAGCGTCCTGAAAGGTGGGTTGCGAGAGCGCTGCTATGCGTCCTCACTCGCGCACTTCCTTGATCGTGAAGCTGTCTAGATGATGATACGGCCCAACCGTATTGGTGAACTGAAGGTCGGTATCGAACCTGACCTTGACCATCTCCCCGGCCCCGTTGTTGCCGCGCTCATCCCACCAGTTGAAGGTGTGCACGCCGCCTTCCGTCTGATAGAACATCCGCTCGACCGTTGCGTGGTCGGCATTGGTTAGGGCGCCGTTGTTGTAGCCGATCTCCCAGGTTCTGAGCGGTGTTGCCCAACGCTGATTGCGGACCTCGCTGCCGCCGTCAGTGGTGACGATCTCAATATCCCACATGAGGCTGCGGCGGGCGCCGTTCTCGATATTGCGAGGGAGCTGCTGGGGAATATGCACCTATGCCGCCCCTTTGCGATTGGCCGTCGCCACCGCTTCGCGCACCAGACCCGCCTGCTGGAGCGCCGTGGCTCTGTCCCTGCGCTGGTTGCCTGTGTTCGGCGCCGTGACGCTGATATAGAAGACGTTGCCTCCGGCAGCGTTGAAGTTCGCAGCCCGAGGAGGCGCAATCCTAGACGGCTGCGGAATGCTTGCCGTTTCATGCCCGAACATCTTGCTTGCGAGCATTCCTCCGGGGCTGAGATATTTGAGTATACCCGCGTGACCCGTCACCAAAGCGAGACCCGGACTGAGAATCGGAAGCAAGTCTTTCGGTTTGAGCGTTCCGGTCGCGAGCAAACCTGTCAGTCCGAACAGCCCACCGAACAATCCGCCGAGCAACCCACCGTGCTTCTTGTGCGGTATTTTGCCTTCATTCATCGCATCAAGAAAGCCAGTGCCGAACTTGCGGACGGCCTCAGCGCTCATCACATATTCGCCGTTCGACAGCATCGCGGGGATGCTGTCCGACGTGGAACCCCCTGCGCCTGAAACGAAGCCGCCGCTGGCGAAACCGGCGAACGGAGCGCCGCCGGAAAAGAAGCCCGGCACAGCGCCAGCCGCGATCGCAGCCCCGCCAATGTCCGGCAACGCTCCCGCGCCGCCGAGGCCAAGGCTTCCAACGAGACCTCCACCACCGCCGCCGAGCAACGAGAAGAACATTCTCTCGATCTGCATTTTGATGAGCGCGGAAACGATGTCCTGAATGGTTGAAAGGGCAATGTCGCGCATCGCCTTCCACCCCTCCCCAATGTGGGAAAGAGCATTGGCGAGTCCGTCGAGACCCTGAACCTCTAGAGCCTTCAGCGCTTCGTTGATTGTCGCAGCCTCATGCGGAATGCCGCTCAGATATTGCTGGAGCGGATCGAGAGTTCCCTGACGAACGCGGGTCTGATCCTGCGCCATCTCAATCGGAATGCGGGCTAGCTGGGCCTGAACCTCCATCGCCTGCCGCTGAAGATCAACGGAGGTGGCGAAGTCCTTGTTCGATTGGATGGTGAGAAGGAGGCGCTTTAGGTCGGCCTCTTTCTGCTGATACTGGATATCGAGGATCTGGAGCTGAAGAGAACGGTGCTCGCCCTGCGTCTTTGCCATATCGTCGGCGAAACGGAGGTCGGCAATCTTGAACTCGCTCTCTTGCTGCGCCGAACGTGCCAGCGCCTCAAGGTCATCGGTATATTTCCGGCGAGCGACAATACCCTCGCGCTGTGCCGCCAACTCTTCAACCTGAAGGCGCAGCGATTGGGCCTCGGCTTCGCTGATCTGCTTCGCATCAAGCTGCTTCTGGATCGAAGCCAGCTGCGCTTCCTTCTGCGCCTCTATTTCCTGCGTTGCGAGGGCGGCTTGCGTGTCATAGCCAGCAGCAAGTTCTTTCTTCGTCTGGAGGATTTCAGCGTCTAGTTGGGCGCTCTCGCGGGCGAACGTGTCATCGTCCACCTTGGCTTTTTGCTCGGCCCGAGCCTGGGCATTTTCCGCTGCGGCGGCCTGTGACCGGCTCCCCTCAATGTGGAAGTGGCCCTTCTCCTTGTAGAGGGCGGAAAGGCTTACGCCCTGATCCCCATAGATTTTCTTGATCTTCTCCGGCGTGAGGCCGGGAGCGAACGCGATATCTAGCGCCCACTTGCCATTGACGCCCTCGTGAGCAGAGGTGCCCGGTCTCGCAACCGGGTTGCCGGGGCGGTTGACGCTGGGATCATTGTAGAGGTCGCGCTGATGTGCAGTGCTGCGATAGGCGCTGGTGACGGTTAGGCCTGCACCCTTCGCGATGTTGGCCGCGTCGGCAAAGCTGATCTGCTTCCCGAACTCGCCCGAGCCGGTTTCCTTCTTCGCATCACGAGCAGCCTTGGCAGCGGCCTCAAGAGAAGAAGCCAGTTTCTGCATTTCGGTTGCATATTTGGCGACCGTGATCTTGCCCTGCTCCAATTGGACGCCGAGGTCCTTGGCCTGATTGCGGGCGCTGTAGAATGCGTTTCCAGCCCCGGCACTAGCCGCATCGCCCATCGCCTTGCGAACCGACTCGAAGGCGTTGGTCAGGGTCTCCGTCTGTCCCGCCAAAGCCCCCCTGTTGGCCTGTTCGATCCCGTGAAGGGCCGATTGGTAGCGCTTGGCCCACAGATCGACTGCCGCGCTCATGTCGGCGAGCGCCTTGCCCTGCTCCTCGCCCACGGCGATGGTGCTCTGCGTAATCGCGGCACGGGCCGTGCCAAGCGCTTGCTGCGCGGTGGCAAGCTCCTCTCTTGCCCTGGCTATCTGTGCATCGATAACCGAGGAAGAGCCGGTTGGCGATCCGCCCTGCCCAATACCCACGCTGCGCTGGCTCGCCGCCTGCTGCGCCAGGAGATTGCGCAGCTTGTTCTGAGCGTCAGTGACGGCTTTTTGTGCCGTGGCTTCGTCGCGGTGGGCGGCCTGCAATTCCTGAAGGCTGACATCCTCCTGCGTCTTGAGGCGCTGCTTCAGCGTGTCGATGAGCTTTTCGTTGCGCTCAATCAGACCGTCGATCGAGTGCGACCATGCCTCATCGGCAAGCTTGCTCTTGGCCGCCTCTTTCGCATGCTCGCGCATCTTCTGCACGAGATCGGCGACTGATTCACTGCCCGCAGCCAGTTTCGTAATGAGCTGGCCCAGCACGGCAGTGGCAAGAAGAACCGCGATGCCCCACGGCCCCGACATGAACGCGCCGACTTTGCCCATAATTCCGTTGCCACCGCCCATGAAGGACGCGGCCTGGGCAACGCGGCCCATTTCAAGGGAGAGGATGCGGAGCGGCGAAGCGCCAGCAGCATAAGCATCGACGCTCGCCGTCATGACGTGCGACAATTCCATCTGGGCCAGGCGCGATTGGTTGAACGCGCCGCTCAGCCGCGTGTGGGCGCTGGCCGTAGATCCCAGCGCATTGTTCATCTGCCCGGTCGTCTGATTGACGGTCCTGGCAAGCTCCTGAAGCGAGCGCTGGGCAACGGCAATATTGGCGTCAACCTGAAGGACAAGCTGGGAAACGGCGCGATCAGTTGCCATCATCCCTCCTTCGGACAGTTCATGTCTCGCCACGCTTCATAGGCGGCGAAAATTTCGTGATTGGTCGCGTCCATGAACTGGCGCGAGGTCCAGCCTAAAGCGGCCTGGACGAAGCCGATCAGGCGGCGGTCAGGGTCGGCTCCGTCATCATCCCCGCCGCCTTCGGTTCCCCCGCCGCGGTGTATCCACCCGTCAGAGCGCCAGTGAAGATGATCGCAAGCCTGCGGGCGGCATCGACCGGCCCGTGCTCATAGATGAGATCGGCAATCTTTTCCGGATTGGGCGCCTTGTAAACCGTTCCCGCATTTGGATCGAATACGGCATAAGCCTTCATCAGCTCGGCAATGCAGATGCCCAATTCCTCCACCGAAAGCGCAAGTGAGCCGCATTGCACAGTCAGTTGCGGGAGCGCTTTGCCGAGCGCCTTTTCGATGTTCGAGATAGCCTGCCGGGATGGGCGAAGCGTGTATTCTGCGTCTAGATCGACCGTAAGCTGACCGAGAAGGTCAACCTCTTCAGGCTTTTCCGCCACGCTTGGGCTCCTTCTGGTAAAGCTTCAGAACCTCTTCGCGAGCAGCCTCGATGCCATGCTCGGCGATGGCTTCGGCAAGAGACGCGATTTCCCTCGCCTCTTCGAGACACGCATTGATCGCCCGCGCCAGAAGGTGCGCGGCGAGCGACCCCGACAGCATCGAGCGCATTTCCGCGATCGATAAGCCGGTGCTGGAGAGCAGCCGTTCCGCATCGGGAGCGGCCGTCTCCAGCGTGAGCTTGCCGAGCTTCATTAGGCGAGAACATCCGTGGTCGGCGCCGCCGAGGCGACCAGCGTGACGCTGTATTTCACGGCATCATTGCGGCCCATCGACTGGTTAAAGTCGGTGGCGTACATCGAGCCCTGGAACACCACGTCCGAACCCGAGCCGGACGAACCGCCCTTGCGGACCTGGACGTTGAACGGCGTGGCAACCGTGAGGTTGGCCTGCGTCTCCAGACGAGTGTAGCCGTTGGCGTCGGGAAGGTCGGCAACGCCGGACAGGGAGATGTTCAGCGTCCGCGCGCCGGCCGCTTGCGCGGCATAGGGAAAGTCGTTCTTCGAGGAAATGTCGATCGTCTGACCGTTGCGGTTGACCGACAAGTCCTGCTGACCGGCGATGAGATTGTAGGTTCCCGGCGTGGCACTTTCGATCCACAGCCGATAGTCGTTGCCTAATTTTACACTCATTTAAGTGCTCCATCTGAGGGATGCACCGCTTCTCAGCGGGGCGGTTATTGTACGAACATCTCGAACTTGAGCTCGTCCTCGTAAGTCTGCCCATCCTCCATCAAATGAGGATCAGCCGAGAGGAATTGCGGGTGCGAAATCGTGGCGCCGGAAGCCGTGACCGCTTGGCCATCGAGTGCGTTCCTGACCGCAGCGTTCAGCGCATAAAGGTTGCGGGCGTCGGTTGTCCGGAGTTGGGTAAAAACCGAGATGATCGCTCTGTCGATGCCGAGGCTCTTGTCCTGATCCGCATCCAGCGAAACCAGCCCGATAATCACCAATCCCTTGGGCTTCGGTTGGCTATTTTCCGGAGGATTTTGCCACACATCGGCAACCGCCGTTACGGCTGACGTTGTGTTCAGTTTCGAATAAACCGCGAGCTGTACGGCGGACTGAGCATCAATCATCGCTCTGCCCTCCGGCCTTTCTCAACACGCGCTCCCAAATGTTGCGATAGGCCGGGTAAATCTGCTCTCTCAGTCCCGCGATGAACACGAACGGATGCGGCGGCATTTTCCCGACACCGGCCGCATATTTCGCGCTCTTGCGCTTGACCCCGCGACCGCCGCCCTTGCGACCCCACTGGACGAACCATCCATAAAAGAGTCGGCGGTTGATCGCCTTGCCGACGAGACCGACCTTGAGACTCAGACGCTTGGGAGTGACCGCGTAGGACAATCCGGCCTGCAACGCCCCGGTGCGGAACGGTGCCCTGCGCCGCTGAAGCGCGAGAACAGAGCGTCCCGTCTTGCCGAGTTCCGTTCTCAGCTCATCGGCAACCGTATCCGGCATTTGCTTGAGGAGCCGGGTGAACGAACGATCTCCCCGAACATACCTACGCATTCTGCGGGCTTTGGTCGGACGCCTGAATAACGGTCCATTGCCGCCTTCCATCACGATCCTCGGCAGAGAGGATGTTCAATTCCCTGTCGCCGTTGGACAGCCAGAGGATCTGGTCAGACACCTCAAGGTCGGTCCGGTGGCGAACGACGATCTCAAAATATGAAATCCCCTGGAGAACGCCGCCAATGATGGCCTCCCTGCCGTTGATCGACCGGATATTGGCCCATATCGTGGCAAGGTCCGCCCACCCGATATCGAGGCCGCCTCCGGCGTTCTTCGTTTCCGTCCTGCGCCGGATGGCAATACGGTCCCGAAGGTCGCCGGCTTGCATTAGGCCATCGCCACGCCGGACTGGTGGAACAGCACGTCAATAACGGTCGTGGACGTGGCAATACCGACGATCGAAACATAGTCGCCCGTGGTGTTGTCAGCCGCCGGCCGAATGCCGCCCGCAGTGCCGGAGACGAAATAGGTCGTCCCCGCCGTGACGGTCGCGCCAATCGTGATTGGCCCCTGAGTGAGAAAGGCAACCGGCTGGTTTGCAGCGGCGGCATGAAGGGCGATGCCCTTGGGCACGCGGACTTCGGCGGTCGCGCTGTTGCAATCACACAGCTTCATGAGGCCGGTCG